ATGGCGACATTTTCTCAACTCCCGTCCGGCAAGTGGCGCGCACAGATTCGCAAGGCTGGCCTGTACCGCGCAGCGAGCTTTGCCACCAAGCGCGAGGCCAAGGACTGGGCCACCCAAGTGGAGGCGCAGCTCAACCACATAGCGACCGGCGGATATGCGCCAGTCCCGAAGGGCGCCACGCTGGGCGACCTGATCGACAAGTACCGCGAGACAGCGGCGCAGCGGGCAGGCAAGACCAAGGAGGCCACGCTGCTGATGCTGGGGCGCGAGCTGGGCAAGGTGAAGCTGGCCAACCTCAACGCCGTAGTGCTGCGCGACTTCATCGACCGCCGCCAGGATGACGGGGCAGGGGGCGTGACGATAGCCGCTGACCTGTCCTTTCTGTCGGCAGTCCTCAAGTGGGGGCGCCACGCCCGCCAGCTCGATATTAACGACCGCCTGGCCTTGGACGCCCGCGCCAGTCTCCAGCATCGTGGCCTTAAGACCCGCAGCAAGGAGCGCGACCGGGAGCCTACCGACGAAGAACTGAGCCGCATCTATGGCCTGTGGGCGACGATGAAGCGCCAGCAGCTCCCCATGCAGACGATTTGCCAATTTGCCCTCGCCACAGGCATGCGACAGGGCGAAATCACGCGCCTGGAAATCGAGGACATAGACCAGCAGGCCAAGACTGTGGTGATCCGCGACCGCAAAGACCCGCGCCAGAAGCTCGGCAACGATCAAACCGTCCCGCTACTGCCCGACGCCTGGGCCATCGTGGAGCCCATCATCCAAGAGCGCAAAACAGGCTTTCTGTTCCCCTACGACGGGCGCAGCGTGTCGGCATCGTTCACACGGGCCTGCACTGAGCTGGGCATAGATGACTTGCACTTCCACGACCTGCGGCACCGCGCCGCCGCTCAGTTCTTCCGCATGGGCCTGGGCATCCCGCAGGTGGCCTTACTCACTGGGCACAAGACATGGGCCATGCTGCGCCGGTACACGGCCATCAAGCCGCAAGACGTGCACGACGCCATCAACAACAAATAATCATTTTCGCCAGCCCTAGGCTGATCCCCGAAAACCCGTTTCCCCTGACGGGCTGGGCTGGCACCTTTTCAGGGAGCGTGAGGGAACGCTGTGGACTGCTTCGATAACTTTGATCCAATTGAAGGTAATGTGCCGCTTTATCCCTTCTATGGACTATTCGATGTAGCTTGGAAAGCGCGTGAGCTGCTCGCAGGACTGTCTAAGCAAGATATTTTGTGGATAGAACATGAAGTCGATTGGCAGATAGAGAAGGCGCGCGATTTATTTGCACAGGCCGCTGAGAGAAATCAAAATCGCTTGGATGATGATTCTGATGACTTCGACGAAGAAATATCAGAGATTGAGGCCATGAGCTTCGCGGTGGATGCGGGTTTAGGTACAACCAATTCCGATGAGCCTGGTCACTGCCCAATAAGATGCGCAGCAGTTTTGGCACTGATGTTTGTAGCCAACTGCATAAACACCTTGAATTGTCCAGAGGAAGACTTGGGGACTGCTGATGAGGGCCCCATTGGTGCAAGGCTTATTCCAGCCGCCAATGACGCGTTTAACGCCGCCTTAGCATTGGGCTTGGCATTGAAGTATGAGCGCCATATTGAAATTACGAATGACTTAGAAATCGAGATGGACGAGCGTCTCGCGGATTTCAACAAAGATCGGGCAAGGCGAGCCGCAATGCGCAAGCACGGCCCCACGAACCAAGCAAAAGCGTTCGTGACTGCTGAGTGGGCTAGGCACCGATCCGCCTACAACGGAAACAAATCTGCTTTTGCAAGAGACTACGTTAGGCGTATTCATAACGAATACCACGTCTCGATAACTGAGAAGCAGATGCGTGAGGTGTGGCTAAAGGACACCCCGCCTGCCAGCAAACCGGACGGCCTGCCAGCAGGCGGGGAATGACGGAGTGCAGTAAAGAAAACACCATTCACCCATCAATCACTTTTGGCCTACGCCAGAAAGGTAATGGGAAATGGAAGCAACGCTGCAACCCGCCGCAGAGAATCAACTCGACCGCCTGCGCACACTGGCGGACAAACTCGACTGCCTCACAGAATCAGACATCATGCTGCTGGGCAAGCTATCCCAGAGCACCGTGGAGGCCTGGAGAAAGCGCGGCACCGGCCCCGCCTATATCCTGCTGGGTAATCGCTACCTGTACCCGCGCAAGGCGGTGCAGAAATACCTGGAGGGCATTACCCGCGAGCGCAACAGCGTGGCCGCAAAGGAGGCGCTGTAATGAGCAAATCCACCGCGACCCGCGACCAATACAAGCGCATTGTTGAGGCGCTGCGCATGCGCCCTCAAACCTCTTACGACCTGCGCCGCCTGGGGATTTATCAGGCCCCGGCCCGTATCAAGGAGCTGCGCGACCGCCACGGCTACAGCATTACCACCGACCCCGTGGTGATCGTGGATCGTGACGGCTATCACCATGCGCGTGTGGCGCTCTACACGCTGGCGAGTGAGCCGGAGGTGGCGCCTTGAATGCCGTTTATCGTGCCAGCACGTTAAAACGCGAGCGCCGCTCAAAAGAACGCTTGGACCAGCTGGACGCGCAAATCATCGCCGTCCTGAAAGCGGATCATCCGCAGTCCGTGCGGCATGTGTTCTACCGCATGACCGATCCGCGCTTGCCTGAGCCGGTGGAGAAATCCGACCGGGGTTATCGGCACGTTCAAGACCGCTGCGTCAAACTGCGCCGCTCGGGCCGCATCCCGTACCACTGGATCGCGGACATGAGCCGCCGAGGCTATTTCACCTACACGTTCTCGGGCGCTGGCGACTTCATCCGCCGCATGGCCGGAAACTACCGTGCTGACCTGTGGCGTGATGCCGATTACCGCTGTGAAGTCTGGGCCGAGTCTCGTTCTATTGCTTCGGTGCTGACCGACACATGCGAGGAGCTGGCCGTCAGTCTGTACCCCTGTGGGGGGTTCGCCAGCCTGAGCTTTGCCCATGCTGCTGCCGAGGAACATAACGGCGACGATGACACGCGCCCGCTGATCGTGCTCTACGTGGGCGACTACGACCCCGCCGGGGTGCTGATCGACCGCGCCTTGGAGCGGGAATTGCGCACCCATCTGCGGGCAGATATTCCCATGGATTTCCGGCGCATCGCCATCAACGAGGAGCAGGTGCAGGAGTTCGACTTGCCCACCAAACCGCGCAAGGAGGGCGACAAGCGCAGCCAGCATATCGAATACACCGTGGAAGCCGAGGCCATGCCTGCGCACGTCCTGCGCTCCATCCTGCGCGCCAATGTGGAGGTTTTGTTGCCCGAGAACGCCTTGCACGTCGCCAAGGTGGCCGAGGCCAGCGAACGGGCGCACCTGGCCCGCATGGTCAAGATGCTGGGAGGCTAGATGGCGCACAAGAAGCCTTCAGACCCCCGAGGCGGGCATGTGCGCCTGTACTGGACGCTGATCGACAGCCTTGCATGGCGGGCGCTGTCCTACTCTAGCCAGTCCGTCTATATCGCCATGCGCCGCCGATTGCAGTCCACCAACAACGGCAACATATCCGCCGCGCTGGGCGATATGAAGCACTACGGCATCACCACCAGCGCCACGCTGGCCAAGGCCCTGCGCGAGCTGCAAACGGTAGGCCTGATCGCTGTCACGCGCCAGGGCGGCATTGCCTACGGGCGACAGGTGTGCAGCCTGTACCGCTTCACCGACGAGGCCGTCTATGAGCTGCCCAAGGTGGGCGTGAAGGCCTGCCAGGCTACTGATGATTGGAAACGCTTCGAGAAGCTGGCCGAGGTGAAAGGCGCCATCAAGAAAGCGCATGCTGATGCCAAACGCCAGCCCGACAAAAACAAATCAGGCCTTCAGAAATTGAAGCGTACCGATTCAGATTCTGAAGCGTTGAGCCGATTTAACGATTCAGATTCTGAAGCAGTGGCCGTTTCACTTGTTCAAAAACTGAAGCAGGCGAGTAGGGCTAAAAAGGCCGCTAACCCGCATACAGCCTAGGTTTCCAGCGTTTTCACCATGTCGGAAACATTTTGTTGCCCTGCTTCAGATTCTGAACACCTATGCATGTTGCCACCCATAGAGGGGAACCTCTAAAAACCCCCCATAGTTGTCCTCATTGCCACCCAACAGGCCCGACAATTCCCCTCATGAACCAACCTTGCACGCGCAGCGCCGTCAAGTTCGACCTGTTCGCCGACCAGGCACGCCAACGCAAGATCGAGGCGCTGGGCGACCCGTTGCAGGTCATCGCCAAACACATCGACTTTGACCACCTGGCGGGCGTCATTGATGGCCTGTGTCCCCGGGCCGACACCCGCAAGGGTGGGCGCCCGCCATACCCCACCGCGGTCATGGTGCGCATCCTGGTGCTTAAGTACCTCAACGACCTGTCGGACGAACAGGTGGAGTACCAACTGCTCGATCGCATGAGCTTCCAACGCTTTTGCCTGCTCTCTGACAGCGCCAACGTACCCGATCGCAACACCATCTGGCACTACCAGCAGCGCCTGGGCGTTGATGGCACGACGGCGCTGTTTCAGGCCACAGACGCGCAGCTGCTGCGCCATGGCTACATCGCCCGCCGCGGGCAGATCATCGACGCCACCCTGGTACCCGCGCCCATCCAGCACTTCACCAAGCAGGAGAAGGCGCTGCTCGATGAGGGCCAGGTGCCCAGCGACTGGAGCCCAGCCAAACGCCGGCAAAAGGATCTGGACGCCACGCACACCAAGAAACACGGCAAGAGCTACCACGGCTACAAGCTGAGCATCGGCGTGGACGTCCGCCACAAGTTCATCCGCAAGATCACCACGGGCACCGCCAGCGAGCACGACAGCACGCACTTTGACGAGGTGCTCGACGATGGCAACACCAGCCGGGATGTGTATGCCGACAAGGGCTACCCCAGCGCAGCGCGCAGTGAAATGCTCAAGGCCCTGGGTTACCGCGAACATATCCAGCGCAAGGCCCAGCGTGGCAAGCCGTTGAGCGAGTGCCAAAAGAAACGCAACACCCGCATTGCCCGCACCCGTGCGCGGGTGGAACACCCCTTTGCGCAGATACAGCACATGGGCGGCAAGCTCATCCGCACCATTGGACAGGCCAGGGCGACGGCAGCCATGACCATGATGGCCACTTGCTACAACCTCAAGCGCCTGGCCGGTTTCCTCAAGGACGGGGTGGATGCGTTCTACAAGGCGGCCACCAGCCCATCAAAGAGCGAGACACGCCTGAAAACGGCGAATGCGTGAGGAGCGGGGGAAAAATGGATGAAAACGCCCAAAACACGCCGGATTTGCCTAAAAAATAGGCATTGCTAAACGCGAGCTCGGTTGCGCGCATCATCGGCGCGGAAATCGTGGGTTTTTAGAGGTGCCCAGAGGTGGCATGTGTGCAGATGGTGGAGCATGTTGGAGGAAGGAAAACCACGGGCGGCCCACCGTGGCGCTGCATGCGGCCCGTCTGCTACTAGCAAGGGCCTAGCAAGGGGCTTGCACCGTGCGCAACCGTTGCGGAACCCATGGCGAACCCAACGCTAACCCATGGGTTTGACGCGTCAGTGACGCGTGCTGACGCGTGACGTTGAACGGACGTTGAACGACCGTTTCCGTAACGTTACGCCCCGCATGAGATGCACCCCTACAGATTTATCGTGCTGGCACGTTAAACCCCCCTCAAAACCCCCCACCCGCCCCGAGCGGGTTTTTCTTTGCCCATCCCTTGATTTCACATGGCGAAATGTGATAATAGGCGCATTCCATAATGTGGGAGTTATTTCTTGCAATGTGGAATCAATCAACCCTTCTTTGCAAAGAAAGACCCCCATGCCTACCCTTCACGAAATCCGAGAAAGCCGTCATCAAAAAGTCCAAGAGGCTCGCAGCCTTCTGGCCGCTGCCAACGGTGGCGCCCTGACGCCCGAGGCTCAAAAAGCCTTCGACGGCCTCAAGAGCCAGATTCAAGACCTGGAGGCGCAAGAGCAGCGCGCCGAGCTGGTGGAGAACTGGGAGCGCCGCAGCGTGGAGGGCACCCCGGTACACAAGAGCCAGGCAGACATGGAATCTCGCGTGTCCGTGGTGGAAGTGATGCGCGCTCAAATGGAAGGCCGCAGCCTGAGCGGCGCCGCTGCTGAGTTTGCGCAGGAAACCGAGCGACGCACGGGCCGCAAGGCGCAGGGCGTGTTTGTGCCGCTGTCCGCGCTGGAGTCTCGCGCCGTCAACACCACCAGCACCGCGCCCGAGATCGTCCCCACGACCCACCGCCCGGACATGTATATCGAGCCGTTCCGCAATTCGCTGCTGGCCCGTCGCCTGGGCGTGCGTGTGCTGTCTGGCCTGTCTGGCAATCTGAGCATTCCGAAGCACGGCACGGGCGGCACTACGGGATGGGTTGCCGAGAATGCCGCGCTGCCCACGGGTGACATGACGTTCGACAGCGTGACCATGGCACCGAAGCACGCGGGCGGCATTCAGGAAATGAGCCGCCAGCTCTTGCAACAAAGCTCCCCCGACATTGAGCAGCTCGTTCGTTCTGATCTGTCTTTCCTGCTGGCTCAAGCGATTGATTCGGCCTTGATTAAGGGCGGCGGCGCCAATGAGCCGGTGGGCGTGCTTTCCACTGTGGGCATTCAAACGGCAAATTTGGCGACCTTGAGCTGGCAAAACATCCTCGCCATGCTGCAAAAGCTGGACATCAGCAACGCCAGCGCCGCGAACATCGTCGCCAGCATGAAGGTGAAAGCCAAGCTGCAAGGCACCTTGAAGGCAGCAGGCATTGCCGGGTACTTGATGGAAAACGGGCGCGTGGCCGACTTGCCCGCATATTTCAGCAATCAGGTTCCCGAGAAAACCGGCACGCCCAACACCGGCCACCTGATCGCCGGGGACTGGTCGCAAGCCATGCTCGGAATCTGGAGCGAGATCGACCTGTTGGTCAACCCTTACAGTGAAACCGCTTACAGCAAGGGCAATGTGCTGGTGCGCGCCATGAGCACGGTTGATGTTGCCGTGCGGCATCCCGAGGCGTTTGTGGTGGCATCCGACGTGGCGCTGTAAACCATGAGCACCCCGGACATTGAGCGCCGGGGTGCTGCTGCTGGCGTTACTGCCAGTGGCCGCACCTTGAGCGGGTACGCCGCAAGCTACAACGACCCAACGGCCATCGGCGGATTTACCGAGCGCATCGCGCCTGGTGCATTCACCAAGTCGCTGGCAAGTGGGAGGGACGTTTTGGCCCTGCTAGATCATCGTCCTGATGTTCTGCTGGGGCGTACCCGTTCAGGGTCTTTGAAGCTGTCCGAGGATGCCAAGGGCCTGCGGTTTGAATTGAGCCTGCCAGACACCGCCGCAGCGCGTGACGTTATCGCTCTTGCCGAGCGTGGCGACCTGGGCGGCATGTCGTTTGGCTTTGTCGCCACCGATGAGGCCTGGGACGGCAACACACGCGAGCTGCGCGAGATCGAGCTGCACGAAATCAGCGTGGTGCAAAGCTGGCCCGCCTACCAAAGCACTTCGGTAAGCCTGCGCAACAGGCCGAGCTTTTGGGAGCAGAAAGACACCCGCATTCTGTGGCTGGAGACTTGCCGATGAAGAACATCATCACCCGCGCCCTGTCCGCCATCGGCCTGGAAAAGCGCTCGACCCTGGGCATGAATGGCTGGCCTGTACCGCTGTCGGCTAGTACGGTGAACCCCGACACCGCGCAATCCGTGGCCGCCTGCTACGCCGCAGTATCGGCAATCTCCGAGGCTATCGGCAGTTTGCCCCTGCACCTGTATCGCCGTGACGGTGACGACCGCGTGAAGGCCATAGAGCACCCCTTGCACGCTGTCTTGCACCATGCCCCCAACGACCAGCAAAGCAGCGTTGAATTTAGGGAATGGATGACGGCATCCATGCTGCTGCGCGGCAATGCATACAGCCGAATCACGCGAGGCTATGACGGCCAGGTAAGAAGCCTCGACCCGCTGCAACCCGACCGCGTAGAGGTGTTCCGCAAGGGCGACCGTATCGCAGGCTATGGCTACACCGACCGCGACGGCAAGCGTGAAACCCTGCTGCCCGATGAGGTGTTTCACCTGCGCCACCGCGCCGGGAATGATCCGCTCATGGGCGTGAGTCCGATTCAAGCGGCGCGAGCTGTGTTGCAACTGGCGCAGTCCGAAGCGCAACACGGGCAAAGCGTATGGGACAACGGCACCCGAGCTAGTGGCATCCTGTCTATGCCCGGACGCTTGAGGCCTGAGCAGCGCACCGCCATCGCCGCATCGTGGGCAACGCAATATGCAGGCGGCCCGAATGCGGGCAAGGTGCCGGTATTGGATGAGGGCGCCACGTTCACGCCTATCACGCTCTCCAATGCAGATAGCGAATGGGTTGCATCGCGCCGGTTCAGCGTAGAGGAAGTGGCGCGGATATTCAAGATTCCGCCGACGCTGATCGGTGACTTGTCGCACTCGACGTACAGCAACAGCACCGAGATGGCGCGCTGGTTCGTGGTGCATACCCTGGGCCGCCACATGGCCGCATGGGAGGGCGCAATCTCGCGCCAGCTACTGACGCCCGCAGGCCGCCGCATCTACTACCCCGAGCACAGCGCCGAGGGGATGCTCCGAGGCGACCATGCAAGCCGCAGCGCCTTCTATTCCGCCGGCGTGAATGATGGATGGCTGAAACGCTCCGAGGTGCGCAAGCTGGAGAACCTGCCCGCCATCGAGGGCATAGACGATGCGCCGCGCCAGGGCACCGCAACGCCTCCCGCTGAACCTTACCCGTCCAAGCAATGAGCACCGAACGCTACGTTAACGGCTACCTGGTGAAGCCGCCCATGCGCTGGACTAAGGACAGCAATGGGCGGGTGTTGCCGCTCAACTCCGACGCCTGGAGGAAGCTGCGCCGCCGCGTCCTGGCCGAGCAGCCGCTGTGCCAGTACTGCCCGCCAGGGACGGTAACGCCAGCGACTGAGGTTGACCACAAGAACAACGACCCAGCCGACAACAGCCGGGAGAACCTTGTCAGCACATGCAAGCCCTGCCACAGCATTAAGACGATGGCCGACCTGTACGGCAGGCCTGCGCGCATGGGTTGCGATGAGCAGGGCAACCCGATCAACCCTGCGCACCACTGGAATCAATCGACTGTAGAGGCCGCTAAGGGCCTTGCTGGGGACGTTGTAGGCGACTCTCAGAAATCACCAGCAACCGAGGACGCAACACCGACCGGTTCCCCTTCTTTTAACGCTGACTGCTTAAAAAATAGGCAACCATGAAGCTAACACCCAAGCGCAAACGCTCCGACAGCGCCGCAGCAGCAGTGCAGGCCCACCAGAACGCCGCACAAGGCCCTATCGAGCCGCCGCCGTACATCACCCTGCCCGAGCCGTGCAAACCCTTCTGGCAGGCCATCGTGACCGCTCGCCCGCGTGATACGTGGAACGACGCCGATCTCGCGCAGGCCGCGAACCTTGCCCGCGTGCTCCATGCCATCGAATCGGCTGTGATCGGCTCGGATGAGCATGCCAAGCTGACCCGCCTGTCCATGGCCCTGGCGCGTGCCGTGGCCGTGCATCCGACTGCGACCGTAGGCCGCGCTGCCGACCTGGTGAACGCCGCCACGGCCGAGCGTGAAGCCCGCCAGGACGATGGCGACGAGCTGATCCCCCGCCTGCGTGCTGTATGAGCCGAGCCGCCCGCATCATCCGATTCATAGAAGGCTATCTGTGCGTGCCCGAGGGGAAGGACGTGGGCAAACCGATGGTGCTCGCAGACTTTCAAAAGCGCTTTTTGGTGGACGTTTTCGACAACCCCCACGGCACCCGCCGCGCCATTCTCAGCCAGGGACGTAAGGGGGGCAAAACTGCGCTTATCGCGGCAATCCTGGCCGCTTTTGTCGTAGGCCCCGAAGCAAAGCAAAACGCGGTTCTAGTGTCTGGCGCACTCAGCAGGGAGCAGGCTGGCCTAGTGTTCCGGCTGTGCTGTCTCATGATCCAGCAATCTCCGAAGCTGGCGCCCCTGGTGCGCATCGTGCCATCTGGTAAACGCATCATCGGCCTGCCAATGAATACCGAGTACCGGGCAATGAGCGCCGAGGCCAAGACAGCGATGGGCGCGAGTCCCCTGCTAATCATTGGCGACGAATGGGGCCAAGTGCGTGGCCCGCAGGATGATTTCATTGACTCCTTGCTGACCAGCCAGGGCGCCCATGAAAACCCCCTGCAAATCATTATCTCGACTCAGGCGAGCGGGGATGCGGATTGGCTCAGTGTGCAGATTGACGACGCCAAGCGTAGCCAAGACCCGCGCATCGTGTGCCACTTGTACGCCGCGCCCGAGGGGTGCGACCTCATGGACGAAAGCGCATGGCGAGCAGCCAATCCGGCCCTTGGCATCTTCCGCTCCGAGGATGACCTACGCGAGCAAATGCAGCAGGCGCAGCGCATGCCGAGCATGGAGAACAGCGCCCGAAATCTACTGCTGAATCAGAGAGTTTCGACAGAAAGCCCATTCATATCGCCCGACGTCTGGAAGGCGTGCGCGGGAACTGCGCAAATTCGCGCAGTTGGGGGGTCATCCAATTTTGGATCATCCCCCGTGTTCGCTGGCCTGGACTTGTCCGCCCGCACCGACCTGACCGCCCTGGTGATCGTGGGCCAGGACGATGACGGCGTGTGGCAAGTGCAAAGCCACTTTTGGACGCCTGAGCAGGGCCTACAAGACCGCGCCCGCCGTGACCGCGCACCCTATCCAACATGGGTGAAGCAAGGCTTTCTCCGCACCACGCCAGGCGCCACAGTGGACTATGCCCATGTGGCCGCCGACATGCTGGAAATCCTCGACGGCCTGGACGTTCAATCCATCGCCTTCGACCGCTGGCGCATCGGTGAGCTACGCCGCGAGCTGGATCGCCTGGGCGCCGAGCTGCCGCTGATCGAGTGGGGCCAGGGCTACAAGGACATGAGTCCCGCATTGGAAGCCCTGGAAGCCGAGCTGCTGAACCAGCGCATTGCCCACGGCATGCACCCCGTGCTAACCATGTGCGCGGCAAACGCCACTGTCACACGCGACCCTACCGGCGCCAGGAAGTTGGACAAGAGCCGCGCCACGGGCCGGATTGACGGCATGCAGGCCCTGGCCCAAGCAATGGGCGCCGCGAGCCGTGCCGAGGCTTCTATGGCCTACGCGGGAGACGGTTTCATGTTCGTTTGAATTTCACCCTTGCCGGGAGGGGCCGCAAGGCAATGCCCGGACGCGGATTAGTCGGTGAGTGCCGCGCTGACAGCAAAACCCCGACAGCCAGCGAGCAAGACTTCACGGCATGGATGCAAAGGTGAGTGATTCTCTGATGCACCTGTGGCCCTGTCCCTTTCACTTGCGGCGCTGGCACCCCTTTTTTCAAATCATTTGAAAGATTCAAATGCTGACCCTGCCCGAAGTGAAATTGCACTGCCGCATCGACACCACCGACGAGGACACGCTGCTGGCCGCCATGATCGAGGCCGCCGTGGCATCTGTGGGCGACTACATCAACGCCGCCGAGCCGCTGGACGACACCGCGCCCGCTCCGGTGAAGGCCGCCGCCATGCTGCTGGTGGGCGACCTGTACGCCAACAGGGAAGCCCTGGTGGAGCGCCCGCTGTCCAAGAACCCGACATTCGAGCGCCTGCTGAACCCGTACCGCGTGCAGGTGCTGTGATGCAGGCCGGGAAGCTCGACCAGCGCGTGACGCTGTGGCGCCTGTCTGGAGGTGTTGACGACTGGGGTTCACCACTGCCTGACGAGCTGGTGGCCGTGGGCACTGTCTGGGCCAGCGTGCAGCCGCTCAAGGGCCGGGAGTACCTGGCAGCGATGGCCGCTCAATCCGAGGTGACCACGCGCATCACCATGCGCTACAGGCCAGGGGTGACGCCTGACCTCAAGGTGACGCATGACGGGAAGCAGTACGAAATTGAAAGCGTGATCGACACCAACAGCCAGGGCGTGGAGCTGGTGTTGATGTGCCGGGGGTAG